TACTCGGACACACCAAGACGGTTGAGTTACCGGAACCGGATGACGGCCAAAGTGTCGTCATTCGGAAATTATCACACCGGAAGATGCAAGCAGCCGCGTCGACGCAACAAGAAAAAGGTATCGGCTTTATGAAGTCATTAGGTGCGGAACTGATGACCGCCCTACGCGATGCCGATGCTGATAAACTCCAAAAGCTAGAGGCCGTACAAGCCGCAACCTTATCAAACTATGATCGCGACACGCTTCTGGAAAAAGGGATTGTCTCGTGGTCATTTGAACCAGCCCTTGACGACAGCAACCGCTCCGAGGTAATCGGAGAACTTGACGAACCAACCGCACAATTTATTGCCGAGGCGGTCTTTGATTATTCTCGTCCACCGAGTGAGTCAGAAGCAAAAAAAAAGCGCAAGCGTTCATCGACTACCTAACCGAGCCAGGAGGCGAACCGCCGTATGCGTGGATACTGTCACGAGTCTGTGAGGAATTCCATTGTCTGCCGCATGCAGCCGAGCAGGCACTGGCCGAGGATATGAACGGCATGCTGTTCCAAATTTTTAATCTTCGATCACTGGCGGATGCCAAACAACGGATCGACCATGCGCCGAAAGGTGAAGTACCTACCGATGCAGCGGCGCAGAGATTTCTCCGCTTACAGATGGAAGCCGTCGGCGAGGAGTTAGGGATCTCCACCTCATGATTAACGTGGGCGTTCTTCAAGCCGTGTTGAAGTTACGCGACCAGATGACGCCTGCACTACGCAAGGCTCAGGCCTCTCTGAAAACAACTGGCGCACGGATGACGGCATTCGGTTCGTCGATGATGTCGGCTGGCAGTGCTATGACGATGGGTCTAACGTTACCTATTGTTGGCTTAGGCGCAGCAGCGGCCACTACGTTTGCCACTTTTGAAAAAGGTATGAACCGCGTCAAGGCGGTGACAGGCGCTACGGTTCCAGAATTTGCCGCGCTCACTGATCAAGCGAAAGACCTAGGCGCGACCACCAAATTTACGGCGAACGAAGCGGCAGATGCGATGGGGTTTCTCGGGATGGCAGGATTTAAAACTGCCGAGATTCTCGGAGCCATGCCGAATGTCTTAGAGCTGGCGGCTGCTGCAATGTTAGATGTCGGGCAAGCCGCAGACATTACGTCGAACATTCTCACCGGCTACGGACAAACTACCGACGACCTTGCCCATACGAACAACGTTCTCGTGAAGGCATTCACGTCAGCGAATACCGATCTCACGCAGTTGGGTCAAGCCTTCAAGTATGCCGGTCCTGTGGCGAATAGTGCAGGCGTGGCGTTTGAATCCACAGCGGCGGCGCTAGCCTTACTTGGCAACGCAGGCATCCAGGGATCGATGGCGGGCACCTCACTTCGTGGCGCTTTGACACGGCTCATGAATCCCGCAGGAAAAGCCAGAACCTTGATCGAGTCCCTCGGGTTGAATGTCATGACCACCACGGGAGAAATGAAACCCTTCGAGGAAATCATTCGACAGCTTGAAGCCAGTGGTGCCACGACCGCACAGATGATGCAGATTTTCGGGCAACGCGCCGGGCCTGCGATGAGCGCCTTAGTGAGTCAAGGGTCTGAGGCCTTAAAAGAGATGACGGAAGAACTCACAAACGTCGGCGACATTGCCTCCGAGATTGCGGAAACGCAGATGGAAGGGTTAGCCGGTACATGGACGCTCTTCACCTCAGCACTAAGCGGAGCTTTAATTGAGATCGGAGAAGTCCTCTCGCCCTTTCTTACCAAGTTTCTTGAACTCGGGATCAAGATGTCAACTTGGATACGCGTGAAGTTAGTTCCCGCATTCCAAAACCTATCCCCGTGGTTACAGAAAACCATTTTAGGGTTTGCAGCAATCGTTGCAGGGACTGGTCCGCTCCTGGTTGCGTTGGGTGCTATCTCGATGGCGGTGGGTGGTCTCGCTACCGTGATCGGGGCGATATCACTTCCAGTTACGGCCACGGTATTAGCTATTGGAGGACTTATCACCGCGTTCGCCTTTTGGGGCGAAGAGATTTCTATTTTTCTTCGTGAATACATCGAGCCATGGATTGCGTCTATGGACAAGTTGAAAGCAATATTTACGGAGTTCACATTTGAAGAGGCAGAAGCGGCAGCCGAGGCTCGCAAGTTCCAACTAGAAATCGACAAGCTGCCGAAGGTACTGAACAAAGTAGAAAGAGCTGCCGCAGAAGCAGCCAAAGAAGTTGAAAAACTCGCACTGGCAGAAGAAGAAGCGGCGAATCGTGCCGAATATCTTTCCGGTACCAACACCGTCATGATGGAGGGGATTGAAGTACTCCAAGAGGCGACAGCCTTTACCGCTGGATTAACTCTCGAGATAGACCTCATGGCTCAACGGGCTGAGGCAGCTGCCGAGAAACAAAAACTACTCGACCTCGAAACGAAACGAGCGGCCCTGGCAGCCGATGCTCAGACAAAAGCCTTAGCTGACCAGATCGAACAGTGGAACACGGGTGGCATACCGGCTATGGAGCACGCCATCGCAGCCTATCGGAGCTGGGGAGGCACACTCGATCAACTAACCAAGCAAGAGTTGAGTGACTTCAACAAAACGGTAGAAGCTGGGATAGAAAGATTACGGCTACAAGGGGAGGCGGTGCCGTTAGAGGAAAACCAGTTGTATATCGAATCACTCGACAAGATGAATAAGAAAGTCACCACGTTGACTGAAACTCTGGCACACCTTCCGAAACATTTTCCAGGCATTGAAGAGATGCCGTTGGTACCGTTAGAAAAGATGATGAAAGGCATCGGAGAAATTCACAATGAGGCACTGAACGCGCCAAGTATTTTTTCGCAATGGGGCGACAGTGTTAAGGGCGGCTTCAAGAGTTTTTGGCAGGGCATAACCGGAGGCACGGGGAAGATTAGCGGGATGTTCCAGCAGCTCGGCGCGGGTGTAATGCAGGGGTTTGGGCAGATTGTCGCAGGCGGTATGACGTCCTTAGTCAACAAGAGTGTCGAGATGGGTATGAAGGCGATCACGGGACTCTTCAAAAAGTCCACGGCACTTTCAGACAGGATGAAAGAACATAGCATCGCTGTAGAAGAGGCGACGGCGAAGCGTAAAGAACTCGAAGCCACCGAGGCGCAAGCCTTGATGGATCTCCAGAACAATTGGCGCGGCGCAGAAGAAGCAGCCGAGCGGTATAATATCGGACTCAAATCACTTGGCGACACCTACCAGGCAGCGAAGTGGTCAGAAGAAACGCAACAGCTTGCCGACGACTGGGAACTCCTCGCGCTACACGGGAAGAACCTGAACACCATTGCCAAGAAAATGGCTCCGACCGTGCAAGAGATGATCGAGAAATACCAAGAAGCTGGTATTGCGATTCCGGACAACATGAAGACCCCTATTGAAAAGATGGTTGAGCTAGGTTTGTTGACGGATGCCGAAGGGAACGCCCTCACCGATATGTCCACCTTAGATTTCGCCACGCCCCTCGTCGAGCAGATGGGCGCGTTGGTCGAATCCGTTCAGTTGCTTGTCGATACAATGTCAGGGCAGTTGATGCCGCAGATGAATGATGTAAACAATTTCAAATTTGACGACAAAACCATCCGAGTGAGTGCCGAGTATGACCGCATCGAAGGTGGTATGAATCTCCCAGGTGCACAAACGGGAACCGGTGGACAATACGTCGATTTTGGTTCTGGGACACCCGTCATGCTCCACGGCAAAGAACGCATCATGACCGAGGCCGAAGGCGCATCTGATTCGGCGATTCTTGAGGGGATTAGACGAGACCTCAAAACGATGCCCATGATGATTCGTGATGCGATTATTCTAGCGGGTTAATATGCCAGGAGTTGCCGCCGTTGCCGCCGTCGAGGTAGAGCTAGCCGGAGCTGGCAGCGGCTGGACAGCACTCACTGCTGACGTCCGGATCGGGTTGCAGCCTGTCGAGGTGTCATATGGTATTCGGTCCTCGTCTCCTCTGGACCGTATCGCGACCACAGGCACGATGACCTGGGCGCTCAACAACTCCGCATCGAACAGTGGGACCGCTGCAGGATACTACAGCCCTGGACACACCAACGCCCGATCAGGATTTGATATCGGGATAGGTGTGCGGCTCAAGGTGACGTATGGTGGAACGAGCTACTATAAATTTCGTGGAACGCTCATCAGTGTCGATCCGACCGCAGGAAAAACACAACAAGCCGTGATCTGCCAAGCGGTCGACTGGATGGACGAAGCAGCACGTACCCGCATACGAGGGATCGGTATTCAAACCAATCAACGCAGCGATCAAATCATCGACACGATTGTGACCTCTTCAGTCACGCGACAACCTGCGGCGAAGAGTCTTGCCACTGGACAAAGTACATTCGCCATTGCCCTAGATAATATGAAGGACACGCAGACGCCCGTGCTCCAGGCACTGAGTGATGTCACAACATCCGAGCTGGGCTATCTCTACGTAAAAGGCGACACCAGTACTGGCGGGGTCTTGCGTTTTGAAGACCGTCATGCCCGTCCCAAATTCGGCGCAGCTGTAGGTAGCTTCGACGAGACCATGACAGCGCTAGATGTCCGCAGAGATAGAGCTGATGTGGCCAACCGTGTCTACGTGATCGTGCACCCAAGGACGACGGCTGGATCTGCATCCACACTCTGGGAGCTTACGACCACAAATTCTGTGCCGAGCATTCCAGCCGGTGAGACGATTGAGATTACGGCACCCTTTCGGGAGGCCTCGATCAAAAGTTACCGCGTTGCGGGGACGAGCGTGGTAACACCTGTTAGCGGCACTGACTGGATAGCCAACACGGCTGAGGATGGAACCGGCTCCGTGATTACCTCTGACGTCGCCGTTTCACTTTCCACGACAGCAGCCAACGCCGTGACATTTAACATCGTCAATAACGGAACGGTGACCGCCTACCTCACGACCCTTCAAGTCCGTGGGACACAAGTCGCAGACATTTCCGAAACGGTGATGGCCGCCGCAGACAGCACCAGCCAAACCACCTACGGAGAAGTCGATGTGCGGGTAGATATGAAGTACGAAAGCAGCACGGGAAGTTTCGCCTTCAACATCGCCGAATGGTTACTGGCCTCCATGAAAGATCCGAGGTTTTTGATTAACCGTCTGAGCCTCATCGGGAACACCTCAGCCGCATTGATGGTCCAGGCTTTGGCGCGGGAACCTGGCGACAAGATTACACTCGCCGAGAGTTTTACGGGCATCTCGGAAACATTTGGCGCTGCCGCGTTCGGGTGGTTCATCAACGGAGTCGATCTGACCGTTGGACCAGCTTCGACGATTCACGTTTCCTGGATATTAGCACCTGCCGATCAATCTTCTTTTTGGATACTTGATCAAGTCGGCGCAAGTGAACTCGGCCTTACAACTGTGCTAGGATTTGCCTAATGCTTAAACTTTCTGCGGCGTTGTTGAGTAGTAGTCTCGGGGCGTTGGCCCTGTTGGGAGTGATCACGATTCACTGTGGAGAAACAGACATCGTGCCTGATGCGCCGACGGTCGAACCTGTTCCTATCATTGTGCCGGTGCCTGAACTGGTCAGTCCCTTACACGAGGCCGAAGTGTCCCTGACGCCCACGCTGACCACATCCTCCGTCGAGGTGGCTGGCGAAACCGTCACGCAGCGTATCGAAGTCAGTCTGAATGGCGATGTGGTCTTTCAAGACGTCATCGAGCAAGGGTCACCGCTGATCGTCCCAGAGCTTGACTACGGCCAGATTTACGACTGGAGGTCTAAAGCTATGGCCGGAGGCCAAGAAAGCGCCTGGAGCGACTCCTGGACGTTCTTAACGCCTGTCTACGTGGTTGAGTTGTCCTCGCTCAGTGAGATGTGTGCATTTGCGGCCTCTCTGCCGTTTAACGCCGAGCCATCCGACCCAGTGCCATATCGGGATGCCATCATCGAACAATCTGGGAATCCATTGGTGGGCCTTCATCACCGACCGAACGGCAAGATTTCTCATGACATCGTCGCGCTTAACATTCCCGCCCAGGGACAACCGCATCAGATTGCTGATGTGGTCGTCGCGTCCACTGGGCCAAATCCGTCGAGAGGGTGCATTGACCAAACGGCGACGATAGAATCTGGCAGTACGTTTGTCGTAGTGAATTAGAAAGGATCTAGCGATGGCATGGACAGACCCACGCACCTGGGCAAGCGGAGAGCTTGTCACAGCGGCGATCATGAACTCCGCAGTTCGGGACAACCTAGACGCTGTTCAAGGCGCGGTGATTTCTAAGAGTGCAGGGTATACCATCGTCGCGGCAGACTTTGCGGGTGGGGTGGTCACGGTCAAGGTTGATACCACCGGCGGAAGTGACGTGACGATTGTGCTGCCAGCTGCCTCTGGCCTTGCGGGATATCGCGTAAATGTGGTTCTTGCTGACGCGACGTTTTCTGCGGGAAAATCAACTGGGATTGTAATTGTTGATGGTCATTCGTCCGAGCTCATAAACGGTCTTGCCAGTACAAAATTATTCCTCGAATTTGATCATGTATCAATGACGTGTGACGGTACCGGCTGGTACATCACAGAAGAACGATCTACGGTGGTGGCTTCCTACTATCCCGCTAGCGATACCTCCGCCAACGATAATACATGGACACAGATCGCACTAGACACGGTTTTAATCGACTCAGCCAACGCCTGTAGCTCCTCAAATTTTACCGTACCTGTGGGCTATGCGGGGATCTATCAATTGAACTCAGTGATGCGGTTCCACTCCACAGCCTCCGGTGATACCTTTCATCTTAGTTATTACTTAAATGGCAGCCAAGGGACCGGCTGGGCCTCTAGTTATATCACCTGGCAAGAAGACGCTGGACGGCCTAGCGGATTTGCACAGACGCAAGTCCTTCTCGATGCGGGTGATGTGATCGCCTTGTATGGTAAGCCGGCCATCGCCGCCGCTTCTGTTGACATGGATGAAGGGCCGTTGTTATGTTGCTTTAATGCGCTCTTAGTCAAAAGGACGTACGCATGAGTTATAAGAATTGCATTGATCACATTATTGACGCACGTGGCTGTGATCCTCATTACCATGATCCGCATGATGATTCCTGTGTCTATGAACTCGAACAGGGGATCGACGGTCAGCCCTTTATCCGTGATTGGACGCCACCGGATGCCAGTTACGGCGACCAACCCACAGAGGCCGAAATCGCAGCCGTATCAGAAGCCGACCAGACTACAGCGCAAGAGGCCTATAGAATTTATCACGCAACGACAGGCCTTACTGATAAGGATTATGCAATGGTGCAGGCGGTTGCTGCGGCCACGTCAGTAGATCCTGATGATCTCCTTGCGGATTATATCCAGAGGTTAGCGGATGCCTAGTAACGGCGACTGGGATCAATCGCAACGCCTCGTCATGGAAAGTTTACGCGCTCACGGGAAGACGTTGCACCAGCTTAGAGATGACATTAGCCAATGTAAAATCTCCCTCGCTGTACTTCAAGATCGCGCCCAACAAGGCGAGCAAGCAGCCAAGTCGATCGCCGTGCGTTGGGGCACAACCTTCGGGGCGCTCGTGTCCACGCTCATCGCCACCCTATTCGCGATGTTTCGAGGTACACCATGACACGGCCAGATCATCCAATCTGGGGACTCGCTCGGATTGGGATTTTATGCATCACGTTGCTGGGCCTCCAGCTCATCACGGCCACGAGTTGGGACATGGCCTTAGACGGCGAAGCGGGAACGCTCGGAGGCGTCGGCGCGATGGCCGTACTCCTTGAATTTATTAGGCAGAAAAAATCATGAAGTGGTTGACGTCGTGGGTCGTCGGTACAGCTACGGAAGACATTCTCAAAAATCGTCTCGGGGTGTCAGATACTCGGAAACGGAAACGAGTTATCAGAGAGGTAAAGCGAATGATCAAAAGTCCCAAGAAGGAACCCGTTGTTTATGGCGGAATGGTCGGCGTGGCGGTGGCCTTGTTTGCCGCCTTCGGCCTCGAACTAGAACCCACGGAATTAACGATCACCATTACCACCGTGATTACTATCATGACTTTCATCCAACGCAAACTTGTCAGTCCAAAGGATGACCGATGAAGTGGATCAATGTCGGACTGAAACTCCTGCCGTATGTGCTCAGTTGTGTGCGTGCGGTCGAAACGTTCATCAAGGGAAAAGGGCGCGGCGTCGAGAAGGAAGATGCGGCGGTGGGTATGGTGCATGCCGTGCTTCAGACCGTGGAGGCGGGACTGGACCGTGACCTGCTGAACGATCAAGAGGTGAATATCGCCGTGCGTCAAGTCATGCGGGCACTCGTGGCGCTCGAAAACATTGTCGCGAAGAAACAACCAAAGGAGGAGTAATGCCTAAAGGTGGAAAATCATACCGGTTCAAAAGTCAAGGCTACAACAGCCGACTCGATGAAAGTTTGGGCGCGAGACGTGGGAAAAAATCCCAAAGCTTTAAAGCACGCCGTGATGAATCGAAAGGCATGAGTAAAGCCAGAGGCGGTCGTGCGTATGGTGCCGTGCGAACAATGGACCGCTAGTCAGTGCGTTGAATCTTGAGCGCCTCAAGCCACGCCGAGGCCGTCCAGTCAGCCAGGGATTTTTTCTTGCGTAAGGCTTTTAAGACGAGATGATCGATGGTCCGTTGGCCTCTCGGACCTTCGGCGATGAAATCAAAATACGAGACGGCGCGGGTTTGTCCTGGTCGATGATTGCGGTCCTCGCTCTGTTGGCGAATATTGAGTGAGTAGGAGTTGCTCAAGTAGATGACATTTGGTGCAGCGGCGAGGGTAATGCCAAAGGCTCCGGTCTGAGGCGTCCCCAGGACTACTGCCGCGCCTTTGGGTGCCGTCTGAGGGTGTAGGAGCCTCAGCGCGTGCTCGCGCTCTCCCGTGGACGTCTGGCCCCACAGAAGACCGATCTCTATGGGGAGCGGTTTCAGTGCCTCGGCAAGTCGTGCCACATCAGCGCGGAATTGTGACCACACCACAAGCTTGTACGTTGGATCTTCTTCTAGGCGCTCGGTCAGCCATGCCACCAGCGCATCAATCTTTTCTGAACCGGTCTCTTGAGGTTTCTCGCCAACGCCTCCTACATGCCCCGAGGTGAGTTGCGACAGGCGAATCAGTTTCACCACTGCTTGCTTCGCGATGGATACATCCCCCGAGGCTAATTGCACAATCGCATGCTCTCGCATTTCTTTGTATAAGCGCCACGACTCAGGCGTTAACGTCACGGTGTGAATGACGGGATCAAGCTTTTCAGGAAGATCAAGACAATCTTTCTTTTCTCGTCGCAACGTGTGCGGTTTGAGGCGTTGTTGCAAGTCTTCAAGGTTGCGGAACTCGATCACATGTTTACCTTGAAACCCGCCCATCACACAATACCGAGATCGGAATTGCAACAAGTTCAAATACTCCCCTGGTCGGTCACTCAAAATCGAGGGGTGTAGGAGGTTTGCTTGTGAGAGCAAGTCCACAGGACTATGAGCAATCGGTGTGCCGGTCATTAGGACGGCGCGCCCGGAGCGCTTGCGTAGCCACATGCACGCACGGGTTTGTTTCGCCGTGGGATTTTTGACCGCCGTGGACTCGTCAAGCACTAAGAGTGTTCGAGTATCGCATTGGTCCATGAAGCGTTTCAGACGTTCGGTGATAAACCGAGAGCGCGACCGCAGGCCATACCGCAGCCATTCGTAATTCGTGATTATCCACTCCAGCTCGGGATCGTTTTTCTTGGCCCGCACATCGCCCCAGTGGTAGGAATGGGAGCGCGTGCCGCAGACGTTAATATAGTTTGACAACGTCGGCCAGCAATGCGTCACGAGTTGTCCAAGTTCGATATCCGCCCAGTTGTCCCGCGTCGCGGCGGTTGTGACGACGAGCACGCGATCAATCATCCCTTGCGAATAGAGCATCGAAGCGGAATCGATGACGGTCTTCGTCTTCATCATGCCCATCTCGTCCGTCAGAAAGACATACGGCTCGCGGACAATCTTTTCCACCGCGCTCTTCTGGTGCGCTTTTGGTGGAAATGGACACGCGGTAAAATCTAATCTCTGCCCCATCCCAGTACCGCCTTTCGTGCGGGTTTTGGTGTTGTTTTACACTGGCATCGCTCAGCTTGTAGATCACACTGTAGACATATACTCATTGTGATACGACGATACCCAACTGCTTGCATCGCAGAGGCCACAAACTTATTCCCGGCCAGCGTTCTCCGGTCAATCGGTACCGCGAGAAAATTCCAGATGTCCTCGGGCGTGAGGCGAACGCCAGGCTCCCTCGCGGAATACTCTTCGGCGATAGCTTCCACCCACGGATGCGAGAAGACGCGCTGACTTTGTTGTGACGATGCTGCCCTCCAGAGACTCGGATCGAGACGGATCGGTTCTCCTTGTTCCTCTCGCACACATGCCTCTGCCCAGAGCTGATCACGGTTGGTTCTCAGCCACGAGACATCGAACCCTTTAATGGACACCGGCCAGAACCTCCGGTTGCCGGTGATGTCACTCAAATACTGATTGGAATTTGTAGTACCGATGATAATGAATTGCCGTGGACGCTCGACGGGGATACGTGCATAGGCCAGCCGCACCGGTCCATCCACCTGACGGCTCAACATGCTTTTCAGGGTTTCATGATCAGAGGCACGCATTCCGGCCAGGTCGCTAGATTCCACAATCCACTTTCCTGCGGTCCGCTCGATGATGGATTTCGAATCTGCATTAAGCGGCAGGTCGTCCGAGAACCATTTAGGATCGTGACAAAGGAGTTGGATGCCGGTGCTTTTGTTCTTCCCTTGGTCAGCTTGCTCTAAGACCACCATCTCATCAAATTTACACCCAGGTTGACGAATACGCCGCACCGCCGCAAGAAGCACAAGCGCCGACACCGCACGGATGTAAGGTGTGTTGGCCGCCTGTGCGGAAACTGTTAGCCAGGTATCAATTCGTGGTTCTCCGTCCCACGTCAACGTCTTGAAGTAATCAAGGATCGGGTGAAACGACGATTGCCGCGCCACCGCTTGCACCACCTCAAAGAAAAATTGCTGCGTCGGTCGGAATTGTTCGCTAAGGTCTACAT